AAACTATCACTAAAAATAATGTTGAATTAATTGGTTCACTACTTAATATTGAATACAGTAATAATGAATTAGTTGCTACTATTGATAGAAGTTATATCTATGTTCAAAATCCTAGTGGATCACCTATGTATAATATTATTCCTAGTAAAACTTATACATTAAAAGATGGTAACTTCCTAGTTTTAAAAATGAATACACTTACTACTGATGGTACTGAAGTTGTTCCTGAATTAGTAGATGTTACATTTAGTAGACAAAAATTATTTAATGAGGATTATATTATTCTACTTTCACATAACTTTGGACGTGTTGGTGGTTTATTTGCTCGTAATACTTTAGCACTTAGTAATAGTGGTGATACTGTTACTGATGATAAACAAGTTTACTTAAAAGTTAATAATTCAAATTCTATTACATTATTAAAGAAATGTAGTGAAAGTGATACATCATACTTAGGTATTAACTTTAATCATACAACTGATACAACTAAAAATGCTAATGTATGGAGATTAACAGGAATCAGAAAATATACTAAGAGTGGTTCTACTTTTACAAGTGATACAACTCAATTTGTAACTGATGGTGAAATTGAAAGTGCTATCCAAATAAGTGGTGCTAGTGATTTTGTTGGTGGTTCTATTCATGGATATGAGGAAGTTACTAATTTAGAAATTTATATTGATGGTTTATTAGTAGACTTATCAAATGTTACTACTTATTCAAGTAATAATATTACTATTATGCGTGAAAGTGAAATGTATGATTATGGTACTAAAAATGTATTTGCAATTCATAAGTGTTTATATGAATTTGATAATACTGGTCTTACTCTTTCACAAAATATTGAGTTTAAATTAGCTAAAAACATTAATCGTTCATATTTGGGTATGTTCCCTGTTAGCAGAATGCTGAATAATACTTACATCTCTAGTAATGGTGTGTTCTATCCAACACTTGAAAGTGTTAAATTATTAGCTGGACATACTAATGATGGTCTAAGAGATGCTACAAGTGTACTGTTAACTAATAATGAAAGTGGACATAACTTTACTGCTAAAATGGAAGTATTAGAACATAAAACACCTGCATTAAAAATAAATATCTCAAATGCTGATATTTATAATAAAATCTATCCAGCTGTATGTGAAGCTACTGATAGTGTTAAAATTGGTGATGTTTGGTCAATTAAAACTAAATTTACATACGAATATAAAGGTTTAAAATAGGAGTGATTTAAATGGACAACACAAGAATTACAAAAGTATATCTTTTAAATGTTCCATTAGAATCTGATTATAAGCATACGCTTTACTTCAATAGTGAGAGTGGTCAACACTCTTACTTTGAAAGTAAGGTGGTTAAATCATACACTACATTTAGTTATCAAAGAAAAGATAATATCATTCGTATTCCTGATCACTTTGATGATGTATTAAAATGTAACTATGTAATGTATCAAAATACAGCTTATTCAAATAAATGGTTCTATGCGTTCATTAAAGATATAAAATACATTAGTGATGGTAGAACTGATATTGAAATAGAAACTGATGTTATTCAAACTTGGATGTTTGATTATACAGTTAAACCATCATTTGTTGAAAGAGAACATGTTGATAATGATACTATTGGTGTAAATACATATCCTGAAAGTCTAGAAACAGGTGAATATATTTGTAATACTCATACTGTTGATGATAGCTTAGGTGAAACTAATGTTGTAATCTCATTTAGTGATAGTCATTTAAAACAATATGATAATGTTGGTATTATATTTGATGGTATTTATAATCCAATGGGATATTATGCTTATCCTAAATCTGCTATTGGAAGTTTAAATGAGTTAATTACAAAATATGATGAAGCTGGTAAAGGTGATGCTATATGTTCGGTATTCATGGCTCCTGAATTTGTAACTGGTAAATTAGATGGTGCTGTATGTCTTGCTCCTAGAAATACACCTACTTCAAAAGATAAAAGTGTTAGTAAGATTAGTACATTAAATGGATATACACCTAGAAATAAAAAATTATTAACTTATCCATTTTGTTATCTATTAGTAGATAATAATGCTGGTGCTACTGCTGTATATAAACAAGAATTATTTAGTAATGCTTCTAATACATTCAAATTATATGGTGCTTTATCACCAGGATGTTCAATTAGATTAATACCTACTAATTATAATGGTATTGCTGAAAATGATTCTGAAGGAATAAATCTTGGTAAATATGCTGTATGTGCATGGATAAATGATGTTTATACTAACTGGGTAACACAAAATAGTGTAAATTTAGCTGTTAGTTATACTAGTGGATTAGCTAGTTTAATAGGTGGTGTAGCAACAAAAAGTGTTGGTGGTGTTGTTAGTGGTGCATTATCAATAGGTGATACTATTGGTCAACAATATGCTCAAAAATTACAACCTGATCAAGCTAGAGGAAATACTAACTGTGGAGATGTAATGACTGGTACTGGTAAAAATGCTTTTAACTTCTATAACATGAGTATTAAGAAAGAATATGCTGAAATTATAGATGGATACTTTGATATGTTTGGTTATAAAGTATGTAAAGTTAAACAACCTAATATACATCATAGAAGTCGTTATTGGTACACTAAAACTATTGATGTAAATATAGATGGTGCTATTCCTAATAAGGATATGCAAAGAATTAAAGATTGTTATAATAATGGAATTACTTTTTGGAGAAATGCTAATGAAATACAAGATTACTCATTAAGTAATGAGATAAAGAATATTGTTTAGAAAGGAAATAAAATATGGATGAAACTTATAAAGTGTTAAGTATGAAGAGTTTAGCATCAAGACTAAACGATCTTACTTACACTGATTACTATTATAGATTAATGCTTAAAGCTAGAGCTGTATTTGAATGGGAGAACCTACCTAATGGTATTGATGAGAAATGGATTGAAAGATTCCTATACGCTGAGGGTAAATGTGTATTCTTTAAACATCCTGATCTTGGTTTTATGATATGTAGATGTACTCCTAGTGGCCAATTAAACAACTATGATGAACCTACTAAAGTTACTCCAATTGGTACTAACTTTACATATAGAGAACTTAAGAACTTTGATGAATCTGTTCTTATTAGAAATAATGATGAGATGATACCAACAATGTTTAGCATACAAATGTTTGCTTATCGTTTAGCTGATATTTCTCGTACTATTGATATAAATGTTAATGCTCAAAAGACACCTGTTCTTATTCGTACTACTGAACGTAAAAAGAATAGTTTAAAGAACCTTTATTCTCAATGGAGTGGTAATGAACCTGTTATCTATGGTGATAAGAATGGTTTAGATGATGAGCCAATGGAAACTCTAGATACTAAAGCTCCTGTTGTATTTGATAAGTTACAAATACAAAAACATGAAATTTGGAATGAAGCAATGACATTCTTAGGAATCAATAACGCTAATATGAATAAGCGTGAAAGATTAGTAGATGATGAAGTTCAAGCTAATAATGAACAAATTAAATTATCTGCTCAAGTAATGCTTAAAGCTCGTGAGTTAGCATGTGAACAAATTAATAAGATGTTTGGTACTAACATTTCAGTTAAGCTTAGAGATGGTGTTTTTGAGGAATGTCCTGAGAATGCTCTAGAAAGCGATTTAAGAGGTGATTTAGATGCTTAAAGCCAAATACACTATTCACTTGAAAACTCTTCTAGATGACGCTTATATGAAGTCTGAGATAGATAAAGCAATGGAAACTTATCCATTGTATGTAAAGAAGAGTAAAGAAGAATTTATTCCTAGTTATGTTCCAACACGTGAAGAGTTGAACAAAAAGCTATTGAACTATTATAAATATCGTGAAATAGGTTTTGATACACCTGGAAGATTTATTGATGAGTTACAAGCTACATTAGAAGAAATTATGCCTTACTACAATCAATTCTTCCTTACAATAGATCAAGACTTTGATATGAGATACAATGCTGACTATAAACGTACTATCAATATTAATCGTACTGGTGAAGATAGTACAACTACTGATAGTAGTGGGAATAGTACTAGTAATACTAGTGGTAGTGATTCAAGTACTACAAATAGTAATATCACAAATAACAATAAAACTGTTAAAGTGGATACACCTCAAAATGATGTAAATGCTGGTACTGTTACTATGGATGGTATGGAATATGCTAGTCAAATAGACTTTACTAAGGATAATAATACTGAATCAGGTACTACAAGTGGTACAACAAATACTGAAACTACTAGTAATTCTACTAGTTCAAGTACTGCTACTGGTACTAATAAACAAGATGAGTTGTCTGAAGAACATCTAAAAGGTAACTATGGACAAGTGTCATTCCAATCATTGATTAGACAATATAGAGAAAACATTATCAATGTAGAACAAATGATAATTAAGGATAAACGTATTCAAGAATTGTTTATGGTAATCTACTAAAAAGTGGTAACATGTGTTACCATGTTCAAAAAATATTTACAATTTTTATTATTGTGATATAATGATAGTGGAATAGGTAACTGTTCCACTAGTGCTTTATTCATTTTGTCGCACTACTCTTGAGACTGTTACCTATGGTAGCAGTCTTTTTATTTTTGTGAAACATTGTGAAACATTATTC